GAAACATTCTTGTTAGCTAATGCTAACTTGGATGATAACTCTGGTGATCCTATGACACGTAGGGTTGTCAATGATCCTACTACCGATGCTCGTACTACTGTTTCGTTACAAGGCTTGCTTAATCCTGTATCGGAAATTTCGCAGCAATTCCGTTCCGGTATGATGAAGTCTGGTCTTGGTTATGAAAAGTGGTTCCGTGATCAAACAGTGCGTAAGCATACAACCGGCTCATTCTCTGCTGGTGGTACAGTTAATGGTGTAATTGACAATATGTCGCCACAAGGCGGTAACTTGCCAGTTAATGCTATTACAGGTACTTTAAATCAAGGTGATATTATCACAATTGATGGTGTGTATGCCGTCAACTATGTGACTAAAGAAAACCTTGGTACATTGCGCCAGTTTGTTGTTACTGCTGATGTTGCTACCGGAGCTACTACTATTCCGATCTTCCCCGGAATTGTTGGTCAAGTTGATGGTAATGATGCACAGTACCAAACTGTTGTTGATGTTCCTGATAACGGTGCTCAAGTTAAGTTGGTCACTCAGTCCAATGAAGTGTATCGCCGTTCTTTGGCATATGTGCAGAAAGCCATTACAATGGCTACTGCTGATCTTGTTATTCCTCGTAAGGCAGTTGAAGAAGCTGCCCGTGCAAACTACGATGGAATTTCAATGCGTGTGTTGACTGACTACTTACCTGCTACAGACCAATTAGTAACTCGTACCGATATTCTTTTCGGTTCGTTGACTACTCGCCCGCAATGGGTTTGCGCTGTAGCAGATAAGATTTAAGTTATTGTAGGGGTGCTACCTTGGGGGAGAAATCCCCCAAGGCTTTATTGTGTGTAAAACAAAAAGGAAATTAAAATGAATGATGATGTTGTAGATACAAGATCAAAAAATTCTTCAGGTCATAGGTTGTACCCAAAGTTGGTTTACCCACATGGACCGGGTACAGATGGTGTAAGAGTTTTTAATATTCAACAAGAGCAAAAAGTATTGGGAGTTGAAAAGCAACCAGAACCTAAGCAGGATCAACCTCCACAACAATCAGTTGAAACAAAACCAGCTTGGTAATTTAAAATGACTACTGCCCGCGAATTTATAACATTGGCTATGAAGGAAGCGGGGGTACTCGGTGTTGGTCAAAGCTTGCTTGCAGAAGATATAAATGATGGTTTTACATATCTCAAAAGAATGCTTTACCAATGGCAAAAAAGACGTTGGTTAGTACCCGGTCTTACTCATATCAGTATGCCGGGTAATGGCCTTAAATCTAATAAAATTGGTCCCGGTCAATATTATAATTCAATGCGACCAAGTGAAATTAAAGCCGCTTGGTTCACACAAAATAATATAAATGGAAATGATAAGGTAAGTTTTAATCTTACTCGCATATGGTCTTATGAAAACTATGCTCGATTAGCTTTAAAGAATTTAAATACTTGGCCGCAGTATTTCTTTTATGATGGTGATTATCCATATGGCAATGTTTACATATGGCCTATTCCATCTGATATTTATACAATTAATTTAGTTGTTCAACTTCCTGTTGGCTTTAATACATCTGTTGCTGATGGTGATTTTGACGGTGGTACTGGTTATGTTGATGGAACATATCCAAACATTCCATTGATATTAGCTGACGATACAGAAAATGAAGGTCAAGCAGGATTTACAGGTAACTTTACTGTAGCTGGTGGTATAGTTACTGATTTTGAAATTTTTGATGGTGGTAATGGTTATAGAATTGGTAATCAGCTTACAGTTGACAATACTAATTTAGGTGGAACAGGCTCGGGCTTTTTATTTGATATTACTCAAGTAGAAGGTACTGTAGATAATGAATTTAATATGCCTGAAGAATATGAAGAAGCTATTCACTCTAATTTAGTTATTCGTCTTTGTGCTGGTTATAACAAGCCAACTAATCCTACTACAGTTGCATTAGCTAAAGTTGGATTAAATACAATTCGTAAAGCTAATGCTCAAATTCCAACCTTGCAGATGCCTCAATCTTTACAGGGACCAAAAGGATTTAATATTTATAATCCTGATGGTGGAAATATCAATTAATGGCTCGTGTTGAATTACTTGGTAATCCTTATGACGGTCAAAGCCTTATTGCTTCTGGACAAGAGGCAGTAAATCTTTATGCCGAAAGGAATGCTGGTGATCCTCAAGCCCCTGTAAAAGTTACTTGGTATCCAACTCCAGGTTCTGCTGTTTGGGCTAATCCATTATTAGCAAGTCCGGTTAGAGCTACCTATAGAACAAGCATAGGTACAGCTTACGTTGTTGTGGGCACTAATTTATATTTTCTTACTGAAGTACAATCATTAGTTTTTATAGGTTTTATTGCAGATAGACCTAGCCAAGTAATTATGGCTGATAATGGTCTAGTAATCGTTCTTACAGATGGTGTGAATGGTTATGTTGTTGATATGGAGACTAATGATTTTGCTCAAATAATTGATCCAAATTTTTATGGTGCTAGTTGGTGTGCATTTTTAGATACATTTTTTATATTTAATAGACCTGATACAAATCAATTTTATATTACTACTAGTATGGCAAACTTTGGTTTGCTTAGTAATACAGCTATAGCAGATGGGACAATAGTAGGTGGTTCGTTATATACTAACGGTACGTATGAAAATGTACCTTTAACTGGTGGTAATGGCGATGGTGCTACGGCTACTATTATAGTTACAGGTAATACTGTTACTACTGTTAATATATCTGATGGTGGTAAAAATTATGTACTAGGAAATGTTTTATCTGCTAGTGCTACTGACTTAGGTGGAACAGGTAGTGGATTTACTTACACTATTACTGAAATGGGTACAGCTTTCGATCCTTTAGACATTGCATCTAAAAGTGGTTCTGCTGATCCTATTGTAGCAATTATTGCTTTACATAAAGAGCTTTGGTTGATTGGAGAGTTAACTTGTGAAGTATGGATTGGTACTGGTGCTGCTGATTTTTATTTTCAGCTTCAACAAGGTGCCTACATTGATCATGGTTGCTTGGCTCCATACTCAGTAGCTTATCAAGATATTGTTGCTTTCTGGTTGATGCAAGATAAACAAGGTAAGTGTATTGTTGTTCAAGGTGGTGGATATAAAGTAACTGAAATATCTACACCACGTCTTGTAGCTACATTCTCTAAATATGAAACTGTTAGCGATGCTATAGGTTTCTGTTTTCAAATAGATGATCATGCTTTTTATTGTTTAATTTTTCCAACTGCAAATAAAACATGGTTATATGATTTAACTACTAAAGTTTGGAATGAATGGGTTTGGACCGATCCTGATGACGGTACTTTAAATAGACACCGTGCAAATTGTGCGATGTTTGTTTATGGTAAGAATTTAATTGGTGATTGGGAGAATGGAAAAATCATTGAATTAAATTCTAGTTTGTATACAGATGAAGATGGTCCTATTACTCGTATTCGTACTTTTATGCATATGTTGAATGATGGTGATCGTGCGACATATGATCAATTTGTAGCTGACATGGAATGCGGTACGAGTGTTCAAACAAGTGAAGATGATCCTGATCCAGAAATTCTATTATCGTGGTCTGATGATCGTGGCAAATCGTTTGGAAATGCTGTATCACAAAGCTTAGGACGTGAAGGCGAATGGTTAACCCAACCATCTTGGAATAGGTTAGGTATGGCTCGTGATCGTGTATTTAAATTACAATGGTCAGCTAATTGTAAAACATCTTTAAATGGTGCATGGGTTGATAGCACTCCGCATTGGTCATAATGGCACAAAAACAATTAACCATACCTTTACCTAATCTTAATGCTCCAATAGCTAGAGTTGAAATTAGCATTAATGGTAGAAAGATTGAAGGTCAGGCTTATTTAATTCCACCTTGGAATAATTACTTTCAACAGTTTACTCAAAATCCTCCGGCTGCAATATCGGTTGAATTAGATGGTTCACCATTTTCAATTACTCCAAATGCACATGGTACTATATTTATAATTGGTGGTACTATTTCTCAAATTCTTTTAATTCGTGGTAATACAAGTATAAATTTAACTGGTCAAAAAATAATACCAATAAGAATTAGTGACACTGTAGAAATTACTTATTCTGGTGCTCCTACTGTAACATTTTTACCTAATTAGGAAAATATCTTATGATTATTCCTCCTGTTACTGCATCAAATCCTTATTTAGATTTTGCTCGTGCTAATAATTTAGATTATGGTGACGTGCTCAATTATGTGGGTATATTAGATGGTGAGGAAAAACATAAATCTTATTGGCATATAACTGCTTTATTAAATTTAAGTCCTTTGACTAAATCTAAAATTTTAGAATTAAAAGATAATCTTAAAAAACATTATTTTAAAAATGTTTAAACTTCAACAAGAAAGCTTTATGGATAATGTTTATCAATTAGAACCTTTATTTGATATTCATTACCAAGAGATTTCTAGACACTTTAAACAGGGTATACCATTAGACCCTGATTATGATCGTTATGCAGAATTTGAAAAAGCTGGTGTATCTGAGTTTGTTACATTGCGTTGGGAAGGTGCTTTAGTTGGCTATTATCATGGTATAATTAATCGTTCATTGCATTATAAAAGTTTAATTCAATTAACAACTGATTTGATTTTTGTATCCCCACAATATCGAGGCTTGAGGCACGGTATGAACGGGGGAGATTTATTAATTGAAAAAGCTTTAGAAATCGGTATGCTTCGGGATTGCGGATTGGTCGCGTGTAATTTTAAGTTTGCCCGCGCAAAGCATATGCAGAATTTATTAGAGCGGCACCGATTTGAACCATTTGATGCTCATTATGTGCATTGGTTTTAAAGAAAGTAATTAAGATGGCAGGAACAGCTATATTAGGTTCTGCAATCATAGGCGGTATCAGTACGGCATTTGGAGCAAGCAAAGCTGCTAAGGCTCAAACAAATGCGGCTAATGCGTCTATAGCCTCTCAAGAAAAGATGTATCAGCAAACTAGAGCAGATTTATCTCCATATAGGGATGCTGGTGGTCGTGCTTTATCAACATTAGAAGAAAGATTACCAGAGTTAACATCTGATATTAATTTAGATGAAGAATTACAGAAAAATTCTACAGTACAACAAGCTTATGATTTTCAAAGAACACAAGGATTGAAAGCTGCACAAAATAGTGCGGCGGCTCGTGGTCTTGGTGTATCTGGTGCAGCACTTAAAGGTGCTACTACATTTGCTACTGGATTAGCTAAATCTACTTATCAAGATTTATTTAATATGGAAAATACTAACCGTACTAATGCATATAGTCGTTTAAAAGGATTAGTAGACACTGGTGTTGATGCTGCAAAGGGTACTGCTACTGCTGGTATTAATGCGGCTAATCAAACATCACAGGCATATGGTTATGCTGGTAATGCTCAAGCTAATGCAGCTAATTCTATCGGTGGTGCTGTTAAAAATGCCTCTCAAAATGTTGCTGGTTGGGCTTACGGTAATGAACGTGGTCTATATGGACCTAATAGATTAGTTGATGACGTTCCTTTTAATGCGTAAGGATAATTAAAATGTCAATGACTTATGATGGTTCTAGTTATCCTAAACCAACTGAAGGTAAGTCTGTGCTGGATCAAATCCAGCAAATGCAGGCTATTGAACAACAGAATGTAAATATTGATCGTAGTAAATTAGAATTAGCTATTAAAAATCAGGATAATCTTTTAGCAACTTTAAATGCACTTCCAAAGGATGCTGGTCCTGAAGAAATGCGTAAATGGGGACAAAGTGCAGTTAAAGCTAAATTAGTTAATCCTCGTATGTATGCAGAGTTTGTAACTAATATGCCTGCACCTACGGGTGATCCTGTTAAAGATCGTGAAGCTTTAACACGTTATCGTCAAACTGTTGAACAGCGCGCTATGGGTATTAGCGAAGCTATGAAATGGCGATACGGTCAAGAAACTACTGTTGATAATAATCAACAAATTCAACCTTCAATGCGTAATATGCGTAGTGGCGCTATTACTCCTGCTGGTGCTCCTATTCAACGTCAATTGCCTGTTGAAGCACCTGTTGTTGGTCCGCAAGGTCAACAATCTTTGGGACCACAAGCACCTGTTGTACCTGAAGGTATGGAAGCTGTACCGGGTGGTTTAGCTGGTCAATTTAGACCAAAAAAATTACCTGTTGGTCCTGTTACCGATCCTCGTATTCAGGGACCAAGCTCTAATTTTGGTGGTAATGTAACTGGTGCAACTGTAGAGAATTTACCTCCTGCTGGACCTGCTTTAAAGCAAGTAGCAGAAAATAAATATAATCCCGTTGGTCCTATGACTTCACAAACACCTATGTTTGATGAAGGTAAACGTATGCTTGCTGCCGACCAACAGGAAGCATCGCAACGTGCAATGAGAGTTAAACCGGCTGCACAAGCATTACAATTAATGCAACAGCCGGGTATGTTGTCCGGTCCTTTATCCGAACAATTTACTCAAGGTGCGGCTGCTTTAAAGACTTTTGGATTAATTCCATCTGATATGAATGATCCTACTGCTATTCGGCAGGAGGTTGCTAAAAAGCTTGCTCAGTATGTTTCAGGTAATCCAGTTGGACAACGTTCTGATAGTGCTCAAATATTAGCAGAAGCATCTAGCCCTAATCCTAAGACACAAACATTACCTGCATTAATTAAACTGACTAAGGATGCAATTGTTTTAGATCGTGTCCAAGCTGCTATGCCTAATTCGTTTAAAGATAAAGACTTGAGTACATATGGTAAATTTAAAGCTGCTTTTCCTAGCTCGATAGATGAAAGAGCTTTTGGTTTAGATATGGAAAAAGATCAAGGTAAAACCTTGGTTGATAAAATGGCAGCACGTCTTAAAAATAATTCTAAAGATCGTGAAGCTACAAAATTTTTTAATTCATTGCGTATAGCTAAAGAACAAGGTTTTTATGGCGAATGAATTTGACGATTTAATTAGTCAATTTGGTAGTGGTGGTAAGACTAAACAAGAAACATTACCATCTACTCAATTTGATGATTTAATCAAACAGTTTGGAACGGGCAAATACGAAATAGCTCCTGTTAAATCTCAGGAGATTGGACCACCGCGCCCTGAAGAAGCAGCTAATTATAAACCTACTGAGTATGAAGGTAGGTCTATTGCTCGTGGTATTAAAAATTTACCCGGTAATATTTTAAAAAATGTTGCTGAAGATTTTAAAGGTGGTTCAGCGGCTATAGGTCAAGGTTATACTGATATAGCTGAAAATCGTACTGCTTCCGGTATTGGTAATGTGGGCTTAGGTTTATTAGCTACTGTATCTTCACCAGTTACAGGGGCTTTAAAATCTGTTGTTCGTGATCCTGTTACAGAATTAACAGGATCAAAAGAAATTGGTGAACGTGCGGAATTAATAGCAGGATTAGGTTTACCATTTTTAAAAGCTGGTAAAGTTGTTAATGCAGCACTTCCTACTAATGCAGCATTTGACAAGCTTGTTGATGCTATTGGAGTGGACAACATTCCAGATGTTTTAAAGCGTATGAAAGGTAATGAACGTCTTACTTTTGCTGACGTTGCTCCGGGTGCAAGACAAGATGCACAAGCTTTAGTTATTCAACAAGGACCACACCAAACAAGTTTAATTGATCAAATCAATAAGCGTCAATCTGGTGCTCGTGGTCAAGTTGAACGTCTTTATGATGAAACAATGGGAGCACCTATAGATGTTGTTCAAAAAATTGAACAATTAAAACAACGTGCAAAAGATACAGGTAGTAATTTTATAAATCCAATAGTTGAAAAATCAAAGCCTGTAGATGTTACAGCTACAGTAAAAGCAATTGATGACGCTATTGCTTCATCCGGTCCTGTTGAACGTGCAACATTAAAAGCTTTAAAGGAAGGCAAGTCACCTTCATTACCATTAAGTGATGCTCAATCGGCATTGTTCAATGCTCGCGAACGTATTCGTGGAGATTGGAAAGATAAAGATCAAATGTTTTTAGATATGAAAGGTGAGCAAGGTTTGCACACCGTTCAAATGAATTTGCGTCGCGAAGCTCAGTCATTATTAGAAAGTGATAATCCTTTACAACGTTCATTAGGTCAAAAATTAATGAAGGTTCGTAATGATTTAGTTGAAGCTGGTGGTAAAGAATATAAAGAAGCTCTTGGTAAATATGCAGATGATATGTCTGTACAAGAGGCTTTTAAAAATGGTCAAAATGTATTGCGTAATCGTCCTACCCACATTGAAGATAGACCTGAATACTTACGAGACTTTTTAAAAACAGCAAAGCCTGATGAAGTAGATGCTTTGCGTGAAGGTGCTCGTGTTGCGATTGATAACCAAATTCGTTCAATGCGATTTGCTGCTAAAAAAGGTACTGATATTCCAGATATAGAATTTAATAAGCAAAAGCTTGAAATGTTATTTGGTAAAAAAGAAGTTGATGATTTATCACGTAAGTTACGTGATGAAAAAGATATTGCTGACACAACTTCTAAACTTTTACATAATAGTCAAACAGCCGCACGACAAGCTTCTAATGCTCGTGTCGATTTACCACAACGTAAAGAAAGTTCTTTAGCTGCTGTTACTGCACCTTTAGCTGAAATAGCAATGCTAAGTGCTACTGGTGGTGCTGTGCCCGGTATAGGTGTTGGTTCTGTTTTAGCTACTAAAGCTGCTGGCTCTGGAATAATGAAAGGTAAGACTGCATTAGCTCGTAAAACTAATTCAGAATATGCAAACCTTTTATTTTCTGAAGGTGAGCAACGTGCGGCTTTGATACAGGCATTAGAACAGAAACTTAATAATTCAAATCAATTATCTATTTCGAGTAAGCTTAAATTGAGTTTGCCTAACGCTCTTAAAAATGTTGTTAGTCCGTAAATATAGATACCAAAAGGCTGGCTCTAATTTCCACCAAGCATATGCAATTAAAACTAATGGCAATGGTATCCAAACTAAACGATTTTTAAATATTAGATAGCATATTAAAATTATTAGGAACATTGATGGATTTGCTAAAAGCAATCCAAAAAATATTAGGTAAACAATTATGTTTAAATTCATTCGTTCGCTCTTTATAGTTTTAATTTGTATGAGCTATGGCGCTGCTGTTAGCGCGCAAGATGCAGCAATTTTGCCACCAGCAAAGACTACATTCTTTGGTAATGATGGCAAACCTTTGACTAGCGGTAAAGTTTATTTTTACGTTCCTAATACAACAACTTTAAAAACTACTTGGCAAGATGCTAATGAAAATGTTGCCAATAGTAATCCAGTTGTTTTAGATGCATCTGGTAGAGCTATAATTTATGGTAATGGAATTTATCGTCAAGTTGTACGTGATCGTAATAATAATTTAATTTGGGATGCTGTTACTGCATCAGTCGGTACAGGAGGTAGTACCGGCTCAGGAGATACAGAAGCTGTAGGTACAATTAAAGCGTTTGCAGGTTTTGTACCACCTAGCGGATATTTATTTGCATATGGTCAAGAAGTTTCACGTTCTACATATGCTACTTTATTTACAGCAATTACTTTAACAACATCAGCTTTTTGCACTAATGGAAGTCCTATTTTAACAGGTCTGACAGATACAACACAAATTCCTGTAGGGTCGCCTGTTGAAATAAATTGTATGGCACCCGGTACAACAGTTTCATCTAAAACATCTAATACTGTTACAGTAAATAATAATGCTTCTTTAACAACAACTGCTACTGCTGTATTTTTACCTTGGGGTGGTGGTAACGGTACAAATACATTTAATATTCCTGATTTGCGCGGTCGTGTTTTTGCCGGTCGTGATAATATGGGAGGTACAGCCGCCTCTCGTTTAACATCTACATATTATGGTATTGGTGCAGATGCTATAGGTGCTGCTGGTGGTGCTCAATCTAAAGTTTTAGTTACTGCCAATTTACCTCCATATACTCCTGCTGGTACTAATAGTACAACAAGTTTTACTGTAACAAATAATAGTATCGTTACTAGTAGTGGTAGTGATAGTTTTGTAAAAGCTATTGCAGGTGGAAGCGGTTCTACTGTTTTAAATGCTGCTACATTTACTGGTACAGCTCAAGGTGGTACTTCAACTCCATTTTCAGTTATTCAACCATCTATAACAGCAAACTATATTATTAAAGTTACTACTGGAACAGGTCCGGGTACAGGAACTGTTACTTCTGTAGATTTAAGTATGCCTAGCATATTTACAGTTACAGGAAATCCAATCACAACAGCTGGTACATTAGTTGTTACAGCAAGTGGTACATCTGGTGGTATTCCTTATTTTTCTAGTTCTACAGGTTTAGCATCTTCTGGCGTACTTACTGCAAATTTACCTGTAATTGGTGGTGGTGCAGGTGTTGCACCTACTGTGGGTACTCGTTCTGGTAATACTACTAAATTTGTTACTACAACAGGTACTTTAACTTCTGGTAATTGTGCTCAATGGGATGCTAGCGGCAATTTAGTAGAAGCTAGTGCTGCTTGTGGTACTGGTGGTGGTACTCCCGGTGGTTCTAATACACAAGTACAATTTAATAATTCAGGATCGTTCGGTGGTTCTGCTAATTTAACTTGGGTATCTCCTGCACTTACTGTTGGTGCTGCCGGTTCAACAACTGGACAATTAAAATTAACAGGTTCTACCTCTGGTACTGTTACTATAACTCCGCAAGCTACTGCCGGTACACCAACAATAACTTTACCTAATGCTTCTGGTACTGTTGCTGTATCTGCTACATCACCGTTAGCTTTAAGTGCTACAACTGGTGCTTTAACTTGTACTGGTTGTTTAACAAACACTCCTGCTGCTTTAACTAAAGTAGATGACACTAACGTAACACTTACTCTAGGTGGCACACCAACTACAGCATTGTTACAAGCTACTTCTTTAACACTTGGTTGGACTGGTACTTTATCTGGTACTCGTGGTGGTACTGGTGTAAATAACGGTTCTAATACAATAACATTAGGTGGTAATTTTACTACTTCGGGTTCCTTTACAACTACTTTAACTGTTACTGGTAATACTAACGTAACTTTACCTAAAAGTGGAACATTAGTTAATACTGCTGTAACAACTCTTTCTAGCTTGGCAAGTATAGGTACTATTACTACTGGTACTTGGAATGGCACGACTATAGCAGTTGCTAATGGTGGTACTGGTCAAACTAGTTATACTAATGGTCAACTTTTAATAGGTAATAGCACTGGTAACACTTTATCTAAAGCAACGTTAACTGCTGGAGCAAATATTACAATTACAAATGGTGCAGGTACTATTACTATTGCTTCATCTGGTGGTGGTGGTTCTGGTTGTGTTACGTCCGGTTCTGCTACACAAGTTTTAACAGATAATGGTTCTGGTGGTTGCGCATCTAATCCAGAATTTACTTATACATCTGGTACAGCTACATTAGGTAGTGTTGGTGCTGTTGTAGGTGCCTTAGCATTAAATAATGCAACTTCTGGTACTGTCACAATTCAACCTGTTACAGGAGCTTTAGGAACAACTACTGTATCTGTTCCTAGTGCCTCTGGTACTATGGCTGTTTCTGCTAGCTCTCCTTTAGCTTTAAATGCTACAACAGGTGCTTTAACTTGCTCTACTTGTTTAGCAGGAACACCTTCTGCTTTAACTAAGGTTGATGATACCAATGTTACATTAACTCTTGGTGGTACTCCTGCAACTGCATTATTACAAGCCGTTTCTATAACTGCTGGTTGGACTGGTACGCTTTCATTAGCTCGTGGTGGTACTAATGCTAACTTAACAGCATCTAATGGCGGTATAGTTTATTCTGATGCTTCTGCAATGGCTATACTTTCTGGAACAGCTACAGCCGGACAAATCATTCGGTCCGGTTCATCTACTGCACCGTCTTGGTCTACTTCAACTTATCCTGCCACGTCTAGTGCTGGCACCATTTTGGCATCTGGTACAGCTAACACCATTACCGCTACTGCTACACCTACTCTTGGTGTTGCTGGTACAACTGTTGGTGATCTTACATTTGCTAATGCTACATCAGGCGGTATCACAATTAGACCTGTTACGGGTGCTCTTGGTTCTGCTGTTCTGACGATGCCAGCGGCAACAGATACGATTGCTGTATTAGCTGCCTCACAAGCTTTTACAAATAAAACTTATAATGGTAATACTTGGACTGCTGGCACTGGTACACTCACTATAGCTGCTGGTAAAACACTCACATATAATAATTCTATTACAATGGCTGGTACTGATAGTACCACTATGACATTTCCATCTAGCAACGGAACAATTGCTACTTTAAATTTAACAAGTCAAACTATAACAGGTGGTGTAATCGTTACATCACAGTCGCAATCAACAGGAAGTATTACAGTTGATTGTGGTTCACGTCCATTACAATACATAACAGCTTCGACTAGTGCATGGGTTATTACAGCACCAAGCAATGATGGTTCATGCATTCTTTTAATTACAAATCCTGCATCGGCTCAAATACCAACTTTCTCAGGCTTTAGTGTGGGTAGCTCTACAGGTGATACATTAACTTCAACAAATACTTCTAAATTTTCAATTCATATATGGCGTGTTAATGGTACTTCTGGTTATCGAGTGGCGGCACACCAATGATCAAAAAAATTCAAACATTTTTAATTATAGCTATTTTAGGATTTATTTTAAGTCCTAGTCAGGCTCAATTTATTCCACCTATTAATGTAATAACTCCTTCTAAACTTTCTTGTACTGGTGGGACAGTTACTACTTCTGGTGGCAATACTATCCACGATTTCACTAGCGGTGGATCGCTAGTTTGCACCGGAAGTGGAACGGCAAATTATCTTGTTCTGGGTGGTGGAGGCGGCGCGGGACGCGATGAAGGTGGCGGCGGTGGTGCTGGTCAATTACTTACAGGTTCGTTTTCACTTATCGCGACGACTTACACCGTTACAGTTGGCAATGGTGGAACTGGTGAAGCCAGCGGGGGCGGCAGCGGCCAAACAAACGGTCAAACATCTTCAGTCAATAGCGTTTCTGCTCTTGGAGGCGGCTACGGTGGGCGCGCTCCGACAAACCCCAATACGGGCGGCTCAGGCGGCGGTGGTGGTTATAACAACGGCTCCGCTATGTCAGGCGGATCGGCCAACGGCACCGGCACAAGCGCAGGCGGAACCACCAATACAGGCGGTTGTTGGGGATCGGGCGGCGGTGGTGCGGGCGGGGCCGGTGTCGGTGCGCCCGGCTCTGGCAACGGAGGGACCGGCTCGGCATCGTCTATAAGCGGTGCGTCAGTCACTTATGCGGGCGGCGGTGGTGGAGGCGGTTGTGCGGGCACGGGCGGATCGGGTGGTGGCGGCAATGGCGGGACCGGCGGCGGGACACCGTGCACGGCAGGCACCGCAAATTTAGGCGGAGGCGGAGGCGGAGGCGCATCGGCGGGCGGCTCGCGTCAAGGGTGCGCGGGCGGTAGCGGGCGCGTGATTGTTTCATATCCAAGTTAGGAGTTTTCGAAATGTTAGCAGCATTGATTAAATTAAATCCCAAAGAAATTTTAAAAATTTATACTAACAAACCTATTAATGTTAATGTTCCTGATACATGGCAAGCTTATGATGTTGATATTGGATTTAAAACACCAGATAAAAATTATGAAGTTGTAAACGTAATTCCTTTTGTTGTTCCAGAAGGTACAAAAACTATCGGTGGTGCTTTATATGCTTTTAATTTAAATGGGCAAGTTGTAGAAACTTTTGAAACAGAAAATTTACCAATACCTCCTGCACCAGAACCAAATCATATAATTCCTGCTGCTGACTTTATTTCTCGTTTTACTGATTTGGAATATTCTAATATTAATAAAGCTGCGTTAGCACAAATGCAATCTGGTGTAGCTACTTTAAAAAAATGGATCGATGTAGCTACTACAGATGGTTACATTGATTTAGATAGACCTGCTACAACTGAAGCTAAAAATGCTTTAGTAGATGCAAATCTTCTTACTAAAGAACGTGCTGATATTATTTTTTCAATTAAGGAATAATTATCATGCCTACAGTATGGCCTAAAGACAACATGGCTGCAAAGATTGCTTTTTATGGTGATCCTCGAAAGAAAGGATGGGAAGGTGCAAATTTAATCAATATTGTTCCACCTTTTCAAATGTATTATGACAAGCATCCAATTAAATATATTAGAGTACATAAGAAATGTGCTTCGGCATTCTTAGCTGCATTTAATGAAATTGCTGATAAGTGTGGGCACGATCAAAAGAAAATTGATAAGACTGGTGCAAGTGACTACGCGGGCTGTTTTAATTTAAGAAAAATTGCCGGTTCTAATAACCTTTCTAATCACTCTTGGGCTTGCGCGATTGACCTTTCTCCTGCTACTAACGGTTTTAATACCAAGAAAGGTACTATTTCTAATATCGTTGTTGATGCTTTTAAACGTCAAGGTGCTCGTTGGGGTGGAGATTACAAAGGACGTACCGACCCTATGCATTTTGAATTTGTTTCTTGATTATGTAATTTTTTATAGAGGGAATTTTTGAAATGAACCAAACTCAAGTAACAACTACTGCTGCTTCTATCAGTGCTTTTATTGCAGGTATTCTTGCTACTAAATTTACATTTTTTGATCAAGCTACATGGTTAGCAATTGTTACAGCTTTAATTACAATTGGTGGTGCTGTTGTTGCTTATCTTACTCGTGGTACAGCGTTAGCTGATACTGTTGGTAAAATGTCAGGTACAACGGTTGTAACAACTCCTACAATTGCTAATGCACTTCCTAATAATGATAGTGTTGTTGCTTCCAATACTGTTATTGTGAAAGAAATTAAAAGTTAATGGCTACACCTTGGGGAGCTATAATTCTTGCGGTTCTGCAACTTGCCAATTATTTACTTGGTAGGGTGCAGAACCAAAAGCTTATAGATCAAGGTTATGAAAAAAGAATAGCTGAAGAAGCAGCTAAGATTTTAAAGGATAATCAATATGCAAGACAAGTCATGTCGGCTATTAGCGGCTATGATGATCCTGCTATTGACAAGCTCTTGCGCGAGCTTGAACCAAAAACAAAAGATTGAAACTGTTTCAGATTTTTGTTCACGCTACAATCAAGTTATACAGTCTAAAGGCGATAGTGATATTAAAGCTAATATTTTAGTAAAAAAGCGTATTGCTGCTAACGAAATTGATTATAAATGTAATTGTTTAAAACTTAAAGAAGCATATTGTGCATTGGGAATTGTCAAATGAATTTTTCTTTTGACGCTACAATTAAGTTAGGAGATTTAATAACTATAGCATCTTTTTTAGGAGTTGGTATTACAGCATATATTAATATTAGAGAACGATTGAATACAGGACAACTTGTCATGCAAAGTATGCAGAAAGAAATTGTCAATATTCAAGAGACTTTAAAGCTAACTGCAAATACTTTAACTCTTGTTGCAACTCAAAGAGTGGAGATTGAGCACCTTAAACAAGACATTGTTGAATTAAAGCACGGTCATGGATTTGTATTACCTTTTTCTCCAACTCAAAATACAACCTAATGAAACACATATTGATTGCTGTTATGTTAGCTTGGGGTTTTGGTCAATGGATGGATTTTAAGGACTACAAGCCGCGTGAGATTAAAAAGAAACAGGCAGAGATAATCACTGACTTGCTTATTAGGCCGGGTTGATACTGACTAGCTCTTAAGACTTTTTGATTAAGGAAAAGCCCCGGTTTTTAGGCCGGGGCTTTTTAGTTTTACAAAGCCATATCGAATTGTTCATATATAGCAGGTCTAAACCCACATTCATTTTCTATTTCTTTAGCATATCGTTCTGCCATTTCTTTATATTGAAAACGTCTTTCAGTAGGATAACCTTTTTCTTTTAATCTATTATTTCTATCTTTACGACGGATTTTAATTCTTTCTTTTTCTGCTCTATATTCTCCCATAGTTGCTTTTGGATTTTTCTTACTCCAATCACTAATCATTTCAAGTGGAGCACAAACATTATAGTAGTTATCAGAACACTTCATGTCATTTCTCCATTTGATTTAACAAACAGAGTATAACAGCTTTAAATCTATTTGTCAAGTACAATTAAAAGAAGCTTATTTGCTTTGGTTTCTGCAAGTAAGCCATATCATATAATAATTCACGAGTACGTTTAATGTACCGATCATAATCTAAATCAGGTAATTCATTCGGTAAATCCATTACAGGAAAACCACCTTCACTATCAGGTACTTTATTATTACTTTCAATGTAATTGATTGTATGAATGTTGTTCTTAGTCCAAACCCATCTAATTACTTTACCAAGGTAATTTCCGTCTTGGTGTGCTCCGGGTGATTTTACATTTTTTACAATTAAAAATCTAGTTACGTCTTTACAGTTTTTAATTGTTTGTTCGATCGGTGTATTATTAGCTATCAATTCTTCTATAGCTTCAATGCAAATCTGTGCTTGAGGATTTTTTTGAAATCGCCAGTATTTATCTTTGGCTGACTTACCACGCCACGGATCGTAGTAAACATTCTTACCTTTAAATTCTATCTTACCTTCTTTGTCTCGTTTAACAGCAAGATATGCATTTACATCGCGTGAGTATATTGCATCATACTTTGTTTCTTCTGTTTCAAATCCAGTTTGTTTTTCCCACATTTTAATAATTTCTTCCATGCGATCTTTTTGACCGCGTGGACATTTAATTATAATTCCATCTGTATTTGCAGATGCAATAGGAAAGCCTGCAAGCTCCAAAGCTTCAATTAACATAAGTAGATACAGTTGACCACCAACTGTAATTTGAATGGTCATTTGTGGAGCGTATAAGAAAGAATAGGGTGAACCTGTTTTACCGAACGTTCCATTAATTGTAATTTTCAAGCATTCGGATATAGCAAGGTTTTTTGCTTTCTTTGCCGCCAGTCGTCTATCAACAATTGTATTATAAACTTTGGTAAAACCCTCTCCAATGTGGGTAGGATATAAACCAAGATTTAATAGAATACGTGGATAGAAGCTCGCAACGTCCCTATCTATCAATCCAAATTCTTCATTGCTCTTTAAAGCAACTGTTTCCTCGGATGAATGTAAACCACCAATACCCATGCGGTAAATAGAATTACCAATATGTATTTTTAAATCTGTTATTTCTTTAGGACGTTCAAGCCTTCCTTCAGTTGATAGTGATAAATCAACTTTAGATATTTGTTTTAATACATTTTGCATATATGGAGTTTGAAACTTCATATTGTCAGGAACTTGAAATTTAAATTTTGTTTGTTGATTATCAAACTTAGGTTTACTAGGCCACTTACCAGTTGCTTTTTTAAGCTCACTACCGATAACGCTTTCAGCTATTTGAGCATCGGACTTGCTCATACAATCGGTTTTATATTCGGTTCCTAACTGATAGCGTAGCTCTAATTGCTCGGTAAGATTTTCCATAAGCAATTGAGTTATATCTAGATCATTTAAACAATAATCATCTACAATTGGCTTTTGCCAAGGTTCTAATTCTTTTAAATGTTCAAATGGTAAATCTTGTATTCGTGGTGCATGTAATCGAGCACCATATAATTTTAATGATCCTTTCAATGGACATACTTCAATCAAGTCTACAACAGGTGTTGTAAACATTTTAAAACCAAATTCCTCTGCTACTTGTTGCGGCCAACTATTTCCAGCTAATTGATTTGCAGCTTGCTTTATAACTTCTGTGTCTTGATTGAGGTATGACAACCAAAGTAATGGCCCATCGAATTTAAGCCAATTAAAACCAACAACAGTATAATTATGAAGTATCCAAGATAGTTTGGTAGGGGCAAATGTTTCTTTTGTGGTTCTGTCAATACACATGCGTACAATTTTATTCGTTCCGACATGCTTAAACATAATGAGGAAATAATTGTAATAAACTTCTGTATCATTGATCATTACTCCACCAGTGTACTGACGCAATTCATCGTCAGTCATTAATTCAAATTGTTTTGGTGTACGTGGAGTGTAAGGCTTTAAAGCAACACGTTTAGTAAGCTCTATCAAACCTTGATTGTTAACGATCATTTTTCAAATATCGGCTCTTGAGCACCAGACGATTGATTTTGATATTTTCCATCATACGGTTGTTCTGTTGCTTCTTTTAATTCATGGAAAATTATTTGAGCTATCGGCATTCCTTTATGAAAATGTATCCAATCATTAGAATGATTAGTTAGCTCTAATGTAAGAAAACCTTTCCATCCCGGTTCAATCACTGTGTTCTGTACTGCTATACCTAATCTAGCCCAAGTCGATTTATCTTTAACATATGCCAATAAATTATTTGGCATATTAAATTCTTCAAGTGATGAAGCTAAAGTAAAATTACCAGATGCTAAACTTATTTTTTCAGCAATCCGAATATCATATCCGGCTGCACTCAATCCATAAGACATACCAAATTCTTTAGTACGCTCGTGAAATGGCTTGATAGGTTGATACATTCTAATCCATTGTGCTGGTAAAATCATATAACTCTCCCTAACATTGCTCCACGAATTTTATCACCAACAAAACAAAGCATAGTTGTATCTTGGCTTATACCTTGAGAAACAAAATCAATTTGCTTTGCATGTTGTCTAATAGTCATTAAATTTTTAATATTATAGATTGGTCCTTTTGGTACTCCTGAAACTTCATAGGAAGCACCTTGACCATCATCATTTGTTTTAATTAAACCATCGTCAAAATAAACTAAACCATCATTACTAAATGGTGCTATTGCATCTAAGCCTTCCCAAAAGTCTTTAGGTATATCAAAAAACTTTGCTGGTCTATTTAGCAAGTGATCTACTTGCGGCCATTCTTCTTTAAATAGTTGTGATCGTATCCAGCTTTTATCTTCAAACCAAAATGTTGCTGTACTCGCACTAAAACCAAAGCTCTTTAATTGTTTTTGTGTTTTTACAATTGGCTGTACAAAAGCTTTAGGTATAGCTAATGTGGGTAAGTCTATTCCGTGCCATGCTTCAAAGATTATAGAACCGTTTGTAGCAAGACAACTGTTTTGTCTAATTAATATAGAGGCTGCTACAATTCTTTGAGCATCTTCAGTTGCTAACACTCCTACAGCTTCAATAGCTTTTTTTAATTCATTGTTTATAGAAGCAATAGGAGTATCAGGTAACATAACTGGAATAGAATTAGGATCAATACAAGGTACTACAGCTTTAAATTTATCAGATTTAATTGAAATACGTCCGTTGTCTAATTGTGTAATAGAAAGGTTCTGCCCACATTTAGACAATGCTTCAATTATAAGTTTAGCATTTGGTGCAGCATAAATATCTTCCTGAATTAATGAGCCTGCACCAATGATACCATTAAAGCCAACAACAGTTTTATTTTGCAGTCGCATATGAGTTTCAATTGGTGCCCCTTTGTCATGGAGTACCAAATTAACAAAGCGTAACGCTTCAAGAAACGGATTAGTTTCTTTAGCTATTTCAGCTTTAGGTGTTCTTGGTTTGCGAGCCATTCATTTATTTCTTTTAACAATTCAATAGAAGGCTTTAACTTTCCATAATTAGTTTCTTTCCACCATCTTAGTTTTAGATTACGTGGTAAAGAAAGCCATTGTTTGTCAGTATAGTATTTACTCATTCTTTTTCATCTTTAAACCAACAAAATCTTTCGCGCGGCCAATGAATATATTTATGAGCACCGTTAGTTATATCTGTAATTTGAGCAATAACTAAAACAGAATTATTTGCCGTCCAAAAGAAATGTTTTACGTTTTCAAAAATAACTTGCACCGTACTATCATCACGATACAAA